GTTGGTGCAGACACAACAAACAAAGATGCAATGTTCTGGTTATTGAATGCCGTATCTAAAGAACAACGCATCATTATGCCTACAACTAACTCAGCATATGGCACAGGTGATGAGAACAATTTTTGCACAGAAGATTCACCACTGCGTCCAATCTCCAAGTATGCTGTAGATAAAGTTGCTGTTGAAGAAAAACTGATGCAGCATGAGAATGCAATCAGTTACAGACTGGCTACAGTGTTTGGTATGTCACCACGTATGCGTACTGACTTGTTGGTAAATGATTTGACATATCGTGCCGTCAACGATGGCTACGTTGTTATCTTTGAGGGACACTTCAAACGAAACTACATTCATGTGCGTGATGTTTGTGAAGCATTCTTACATGCAATCTATCAGTTTGAAGAAATGAGAGGCAACATCTACAATGTAGGCTTATCGTCTGCAAATGTATCTAAGTTAGAACTGTGTGAGATAATCAAGAAGCAGATACCAAACTTCACAATCGTTGAAGGTGATATTAAGAAAGACCCAGATCAAAGAAACTATATTGTTTCCAATGAAAAGTTAGAAGCAACTGGATGGTATCCTTATCATACGTTAGATGATGGTGTTGAAGAACTCATCAAAGGTTATACATACTTAAAGAATAACAAATATGGAAATGTATGACAACAAACAATCACTACGTAAACAATGCTGACTTTCTTGCTGCACTTGTCAAATACCGTGATGAGTGTGAGCAAGCAAAGATAAACAGCACACAAGAACCAAAGATACCAGATTACATTGGAGAATGTTTTCTAAAGATAGCAGAACATCTATCACGTAAGCCAAACTTTATCTCATACACATACCGTGATGAAATGATATCGGATGGTGTAGAAAACTGTCTAATGTATTTTCGTAACTTTGATCCTGCTAAGTCAAAGAATCCATTTGCATACTTCACGCAGATAATTTATTATGCTTTCCTGCGTAGAATTATGCGTGAGAAGAAACAGTTGTATGTGAAGTACAAAGCAACACAACAGTTCGGTCTGTTGGATGAGGGTGAGATGTATGAAGATGAAAACGGCAACATGAAACAGTTTGAGTTGTATGATAATATCTCAGAATTCATCCATAATTTTGAGGAAAATAAGAAAAAGAAAAAGGCAAAGAAGTTAATTGGTATTGACAATTTTTTAGATGATGATATACTTTAAGTATGAAACTATGCATACTTGGAGATACGCATTTTGGAATGCGTAATGATTCGTTGGACTTTCATAAATACATTGAGAAGTTCTACGAAAACACACTCTTTCCATATCTAAAAGAAAATGGTATTACAACCGTTGTACAACTTGGCGATCTATTCGACCGCCGTAAGTTTATTAACTTCAATTCACTCTATCTGTGCCGTAAATACTTCTTTGATAAACTTAGAGAAAATGACATTAAGTTCATTACGCTTCTTGGCAACCACGATGTCGCATACAAAAACACATTAGAGGTAAACTCATCTCAACTGTTACTGAACGAATATGATAATATTACTGTATACGATTCTTTTAGTACAGTTGATTTTGACGGCATTGATATTGATATTGTGCCTTGGTTGTGTGATGATAATCAAGAAGAAATCTTTGAACAAATAAAGAAATCTAAATCTCAAATCTGCTTTGGACATTTTGAAATTGATGGATTTGAAATGGAACGAGGTGTAACATGTCATGGTGGACTTGATCGTGTCAAACTAAACAAGTATGATGTAGTTCTTACCGGACACTTCCATCACAAATCATCAGATGGAACAATCACATACGTTGGAACTCCCTATGAAATAACTTGGTCTGACTACAATGATCCACGTGGGTTTCATATCTTTGATACTGATACACGTGAGTTAGAATTCATCCAAAATCCCTATCGTATGTTTTACAAGTTGAATTACAAAGATGAAGTAGACAACTTTGCACAACACTATAGAACATTCGACTATTCTGTTTATGAAGGCAGCTATGTCAAAGTAGTAGTCATAAACAAAACTAATCCTTTTATTTTTGACATTGTAATTGATAGTTTGTATAAGGCTGGAGCCGTAGATGTTTCTATTGTTGAAGACTTTACAGATACCTCTATTGAATTAGATCAAGACACTATTGATCAGGCAGAAGACACGGTAACAATACTTTCCAAATACATTGACAACTTGACACTCAATGTAGATAATGATAAATTAAAAGTTCTCATGCGTGAACTTTATGTTGAAGCACTGAATACTAACATTGAATGATTTTATTTAAAAAATTACGTTGGAAGAATCTGTTATCAACAGGTAATTATTTTACAGAACTAACACTTGATGCAAATCCAAACACACTTGTGGTTGGAACGAATGGTTCTGGAAAATCCACAATGCTTGATGCATTGTGTTTTGCCTTGTTTGGTAAACCGTTTCGTAACATTAACAAACCCAATTTGATAAATTCAATCAACGGAAAAGATTGTGTTGTTGAGATTGAGTTTTCTATTGGCAACAAAAATTATAAGATTATTCGTGGCATCAAACCTAACGTCTTTGAAATATATCAAGACACAGTTTTGCTGAATCAAGATGCGGCTGTAAGAGATTATCAAGACTACTTAGAGAAGTTTATTCTCAAACTAAACTACAAGTCTTTCACACAGATCGTTATTCTTGGTTCAGCATCCTTTACACCGTTCATGCAGTTGTCTGCTGCTGATCGTCGAGCAATCATAGAAGACTTGTTGGACATTCAAATTTTTTCTGTGATGAATGGACTGGTGAAAGAAAGATTGACAAACAATAAAGACCTAACGATAGCAAAGAAGAATGAGATATCACTGCTTGAACAAAAATATGAATTGAAAAAAGAACATCAAGACAAACTTACTCAAGACAATGAAGAAAAGGTAAAAGAATATGAGAAAGAGATACTTCTGCACAGAGAAACAATACGCACCTTATGTGGAGAGATTGACGATCTGGAGCAATCAAAGAAAACACTTGCCGAAATCTGTGCGAAAATTCCTGAAAATGAAAAGAAGATTGCTGCGTTTACAAAAGTTGAGTCACAAATTGAGAGCAAGATATCCAAAGTGGGAAATGATAGAAGTTTCTATGAACACAATGCTGATTGCCCAACCTGTAGGCAAGCCATTACCCTGGAGTTTAAAGAGGGGCAACTCACAGAACTTACTGCAAAGGAACAAGAACTCAGGAGTGGTCTAACAGAACTACAAACAAAGATAACAGAACAAGAAAATGTAATTACAGATTTGCGTGAAAAAGAAAAAGAGTTGTCTAATGTTCGTATTCAAATCGCAACCACAAACACAAGTGTCAAAGGGCTGAATGATACGATTAAAAGACTTGAGAAACAAATCAAAGAATTGAAAAATTCAAAACAAGAAAACACAGATGTAAGTGAATTGGATTCAATTCAAACACAGATTGATGAGGCTCAAAAAGAACTCAAGCAAATGTTAGATGAGAAAACTTACTTTGATGTAGCATCAACTCTGTTAAAAGATACAGGCATCAAAACTAATATCATCAAACAATATTTACCTGTCATAAACAAACTGGTGAATAAGTATCTTACCAGTATGGACTTCTTTGTGAACTTCAATCTTGATGAGTCATTCAAAGAGACAATCAAGTCACGCCATCGTGATGATTTTAGTTATCATAATTTCTCAGAAGGTGAGAAACAGCGTATTGACATGGCACTGATGTTGACATGGAGAGCCGTAGCTAAATTGAAAAATTCTACGAATACAAATCTGTTAATATTGGATGAAGTATTTGATTCAAGTTTGGATACAAGTGGCACAGAAGATTTGATGAAGATACTACACACACTTGATGGAGTAAATTTATTTGTTATCAGTCACAAAGGTGACATACTACAAGATAAGTTTTCCAACATAATTAAGTTTGACAAAGTAAAAAACTTTTCGAGGATGATTAAATGAGTGAGATACTAACTATTGATACCGCATCAGGTATCCAACAAGTAGAACAAATACAACCACTGCAAGTATTTGATGACAATTACTTCATGCTTCAACAAAAAATACCAGAGTACACTGGTGGATTTCCAGCACCAGCAATG